CACATACGTTGCTGCTGGAGTAGCACCATCAGCACCTTCAGTTAGTGGTGATAATAGTATCACTCCTCATGGCGGACATTTCTATTGGAGTTCAACAGGAACAGCTCCTATTGGTTACGTATTTTCAATTTACTCACCATCTGGAAGTACAGTATACTCTACTTATGGAAGCACTTCTTCTGCAACAAGCTTTGCCGTTGGAACTGGATACTACACAACTGCAGGAAACTATACAATTTATATTTATGCCTCAAATGCCTACGGAACATCATCAACAACAGTATTTAGTCAATATATGTCATAGTGAAAGGAATTATAAATGTTAATTGAATTAACTAATGAAGAGAAAATTGATTTAATTAATCATAAAATTAATTTTTGGCAAGGTCTTATTGACAATGGTGCAAACCTTGTTAAAACACTTACAGAAGCAGGGGCGGAAGCTGAAGAAAAATTATCTCAAGCATTACAAGATATTGAAGATCGCAAAGCTAAAATAGCCATGTTGAACCAAGAATTGCAGGGCTTGACTAATTAACCTTGTGAATGCTATAATAAGAAAGGAGGAAATATGTCAATAGAACTAACAAATGAAGAAAAGATTTCAATAATCAATTCTCACAAGAAAAATCTATCTTTAAATCAGTATAACGTACAACTTAACATTAAAGAAGAAAATAGTAAAGCTAATCCAGATCAGAATATACTTTCTAATCTAAATAATCAATTAGCAGACCTAGATAAGCAAAATGCTGCACTTGATGCAGAAATTGCTTTACTTCCTGCCACACCTACAGCATAATAGAACGGAACATTATGGAAAAAGCGGAATTAATAATTACCGCTCTTCAGCAACGAATTTCCCAAATGGCGGGAGATCATGCAATTGAAATTGCTATGCTAAGAGCAGAATTAACAGAGCTAACAAACCAACTAAATGAAATTCAAAACAAAAAGAAAGCTAAGGATGAATATTCTCAAGAGATTGCAAACAAAATCTCCCCAGAAAATCTATAATCCTATTGTACCAAGTGGGCTAATTGCTCATACTGACAAAGGTTATTTTTATATTAAGGGTGAAAAGAAGTTTAGATTTATATCTGAAAGAGCCATGCATACTTGGTCCCTGCCCATAATTAAAACTAATGATAATATGTTAAACAAGTTAGTTACAGCAGGAACATTGGGATTTCGTGATGGGACTTTGGTTCAAGACATATCAGATGGTAAAATGTATCTTATAAGCGATTCAAAACGTCGTCACATTTTAGACCCAGATGTGCTAGAATGGATGAATACAGAAGTTATTAAGGCGGGGCAAAAAGAGATTCTTGTCCATACAGAAGGAGAACCGTTAGATGTCAATTCCTCTAGATAATTCAATTATTGATTTTGGTACCATTACCAATATCGTTAATACCCTAAGTACCCACGAAGATGTATTCACAGCTTTTGAGCAACAGGTTTTGCTACAGGCTACAGATACATCAACAGGAAGCAATAACACATCAACGCCTTTAAGCGTAACTTCAGTACAAATGGCTTCAGTAAAATACGGTGCAGTTGTGGGTAACAACAATGTGCCTTTTGGAGTAACATTCAGCGCTCCTCCAGTTGTCCTAGCAACTGTTGAATACAACAATGCCTCATCATCATTGGTTGCACAGGTTGTAACCTCAAATGGATCATCTAGCACGGCATCTGCAAGCACCTATGATGGTGCAAGTATCAACATTATTGATACGGCGGGTAAAGTAAAGAATGGAACATCAGTAATTCTACATGTCCTTGCGATTGGACAACGCTAAATAAATGTACGAACCTATCAAGTTTTGGACAAAACGAGATAGAAGAATCAGCAAAGAAGGATATGTTTTAGTCAAAGTACCAGAACATCCTAAAAATTTTAAAGGCTGGTATTATGAGCACCGCCTTATAATAGAAAAACAATTAAATAGACTTATTGAAGATTGGGAAACTATTCACCATATCAATGAAGACAAAACAGATAATAGATTAATTAATCTGTTTTTATGTTCAAGATTAGAACATAATAAAGCCCACGTTGCTTGACAAAAACTAATACCATACGCTACAATTAACTAAACCTAGAAAAAGGATTATATGACTAATGATATAAAGTGGATGATGGTGTCGGATATTCATTTCCCCCGCCATGATCCAAGAAAAGTAGAACTATTCATGAAGGTTCTAAAATGGTACAAGCCTGATGCAGTAGATCTACTTGGTGATATTGATGATGCAGATTCAACTTCACGTTGGGCTGCTGAATATCCCGCAGAGTTTTCTATCCCCGTATCTGACGGTGGAGTAACAGGAACAAGAGATTTCCTTGCAGAAGTTCGCAAGACTGCAGGGGCGGAAGCTGACATTCACTTCCATGATGGTAATCACGGCTGGACAAGACATGGTGATTATCTTGCAAAGAAAGCTCCAGCATTTCTAGAATTCATTACGCCTGATTCACTCTATGAATATAAAAAGCATGGCATTAACTGGCACGAATATAACGAGCCACCTGTTAAACGCTTTGGTGATATGTATGGTCATCATGGCGAGTCCATTTCCAAGAACGCAGGAGAATCAGTACGTAATGACGTTAACAACTGGGGAGTATCCCTAGTTCGTGGACATTCCCACCGTATGGGAGCCTATTATCAGACATACAATATCACGGGTCAAGAACTTCGTGGATATGAGATTGGGCATCTTTGCGATGAGGATAAGATGGATTATTCCATCCAAAAGAATTGGCAGGCAGGATTTGCGATTGCACACGTTGTAAACGATTATCCACATATGCAGCTAATTCAAATAACACGGGATTATACCTGTGTAGTAGACGGTAAAATCTTTACCGCATAACCTATAGGAGAAATAAATGAACGCAAAGCGTAAGGCTCTTGTTGAGCACTATGTATACGCAACTGCTGCAGCAGCAGTGGCAATTTGGCAGGGTGGAAATCACGATGTCAAGAAGGTAGCATGGGCAGCACTCGTTGGTGTACTTGGTCCAGTTCTAAAGGCTACTGTTGATCACTTTAATGCACCAGCAACAAAGTAAGTAATAGATATATAACTTAATAATGCTAAATTGCAAAAAGTGTGCAGGACGGGTATTTGTTGATAGGATTTATTCCCAAAATCTAAGAGTTGAATTGTTCTGCATACTATGTGGGAAAAGATGGATGGTCAAGAGAGATAATAGGTTCGGAGCATGGGTAGCAAGACTGGAAGAAATGCTGCAACACGGTTACGGTATTTCTATCTAAACGATAAGTTGCATAAAGTTTTGCGTCGCTCAAGAGCAGAAGATCTAGTTGTCGCTTGGGACTACCAATTGGGCAAGCGTGTTGCTTATAGCTTGGCAGATGTCAATAAAAATAAGCAACATGCTTACTCCATCAAAGAAGTTGTTCAAATAATTGGTAAGCATGAAGATACCATTAAATGGCATCTATACAGAGGAGATTTAAAATTTCCGCAAAGAGTTTATTCTCTTAACGGTAACAAGACTCCAGGAAAATATTTTTGGAGTGAAGACGATATAAGAGAAATGCATGATTTTTTTAAGACGGTACACAGAGGCAGACCTAGAAATGATGGCGGTATTACGCCAGGAAATATGCCAAGTAGAGCGGAGATTGAAGCTATAATGAAACAAGAAAACATTTTATATGTAAAGAATAGCGATGGAGAATTTGTTCCAGTCTGGAAACAACCTGAATGGTAAATGATAAACAAAATAGAAAAGCATCTCATGTCTTAAATCAGGCATTGCGTGTGTTGGAATTCACAATGGACTTGGCTGTACAAAAGCAGGACATTGATGCTATGATAGGGATATCAGACAGGCTTATGGTTTTATATCAGCACCTATCAGAAGGCAGTATTAAAAAGTTTAAGCCAGGTTTTGCATTAGTTGAAAAGGAAGAATTAGATGAACAGTCAGACGAGCATTAAGGTTGAATTACAATTCACTAAGAATTTAGGTAATTATGAAAGCCTAAGAATTGGTATTGGTATTGAAGATTTTAAACGTCAAGGCGAATCAACTGATGATGCAACAGATAGAGTTTATGCTTTTGTTGAAAAAAAGCTAATGGAAAAAGTTCATGAGATTGAAGAAGAGCTAAAGGGTAAGAAATGACCAAAGATGAAGCAAAGCTGGCTTACGGCTTAGTTTCACTTTACTGCTCCCTATACAAAGAGCATTACAAGAAGCCCCCAGTTGTAAACAAGTATCGTGAAAAGTGGGCTATGCAAGATGTTATTGATAGTGTGGGTTATGATAGAGCTAAGGTTCTGCTAGAATACTATTTTAAGATTAGTAAAAGCGGTCATCCACTTACTTGGTTTTTTTACAACTTTGAAAAGCTAGATATTACTTTGCAACAAGCAGAAGAAGACAAGTCCCGCAGGGAATTAATTAGATCTAGAACCAGGGAAATGGTTCAGGAAAGGGACAATGAACACTGAGTCCGCCGTTATCACGGCAGTATGTACCAATAAAGATATTGCTACAGTACTTGCTGAAAATATTGATGAAGTATTTACTTCACATAGAGATGTGTGGGAAGGTTTAAAGTCTTATTATTTAAAGTTTAAAGCAGTTCCAGATGTTTCTGTTCTTACAGATAAGTTTAAAGATTTTGAACCTGCAAAGGTTAAGGGAGAAACTGCTTATTACCTTAATGAATTAAAGAATGAATATCTTGCAAGCAGAATCCGCAACTTACTTTTAAGTTCAGGTGCTTCACTAAAAACAGAAGCATCCGCTAGAGTTATTCAGCAAATGCAAGCTGAGCTTAATACTCTTGGAAAACTTACTGCAAATGTGCGAGATGTTGACCTAACAGATTTTAAACTAGCAGAGCAACACTTTGAAGCAGTTAAAAATCGTTCAGATGCAATGGGCGGTAGCCCAGGAATTATGACAGGCTTCAAGGCTATTGACTATGCATACCCCACAGGAATGGCTCCAGGACACCTTATCGTCATGATTGGTTGGCCAGGTAGGGGTAAGACTTGGTTCTCCTCTTATTTGGCTTGTAAGGCATGGGAACAGGGCTTTAAACCAATGATCATATCCCTTGAAATGACACCTGAAAATATGCGTGACCGTATTTATACTATGATGGGGTCGGGATTGTTTAAGGCTTCAGACTTTTCTAGAGGTAATATTGACATAGATGCATTTGATGAATGGGGAACTAAAAAGTTTGCCAATAAGAATCAATTTATCCTAGTATCAAATGAAGGCACAGGTCAAGTTACACCGAATACGGTGCAAGCAAAGATTGACCAGCACAAGCCTGATATTGTTATTCTTGATTATCACCAATTGTTTAATGACTCATCTGGCGCTAAATCAGAAGTAGAACGCAACCGTAATATTTCTCGTGACTTTAAGTTGTTAGCAGTTCGCAATAATATTCCTATCATTGACATTACTGCTGCAACTATGGATGATGTATCAGATCAAGATGAACCACCATTGTTATCACAAGTTGCATGGTCTAAAGCAATTGAGTATGATGCTGATATGGCTATCGCAGTGCATAAGCAACCTGATACAAATGTTATGGAGATTGTAAGTCGCAAGAACCGCCATGGTACAGAGTTCGGATTCTATTTGGATTGGGACCTTAACCGTGGAGTTATTAACGAGCTGTATGATAAGGGCATAGCGTAATTTATGTAATCAATCTTTAACTTGATATAATTATCAGGAAAGATTGGTGATCATGTACCCACGCAAAATACATGACTTTTGGATGAGCGGAACCATCAAAGATGATTCCAAATTCCAAAGCTCAAGGGAGAACTATGAAAGACTTTTGGTCCAGCAGATGCGAGACAAAGGTTATGTTCCTGTCCTTGACATGCAACCACAATTTAATGTAAAATATAACGAGAGTAAGGACCACTATTCTTTCAACCTTGTAATGTACGGTATTTACATTGGTAAAGCCAAAGCATTAAAGTACGAAGGGTTCTCTGGTCAGAGTTTAATACCTAAAGGATAACAAATGTCGGATGCATACACTAAAGCGGACCTCCGCTCTATTTTGCAATCCTGCGGAATTGAAATCATTTCTCAAACTGGTACAGATTTTCTTTGCTTATGTCCATTTCATCATAACACTGATTCTCCAGCCTTTGCTGTAAGTTATTCAAAGGGTTTATATATTTGTTACAATCAGAACTGTAACTCGGCGGGAACCGTACTAGACCTTGTTAAAACATTAACCAATCGCAATGACTTTGAAGCCATGAGATTTATCTCGGCAAACAAGCTTTCACCAGCAGAAATACTTGAAGAAGAACTTAAAGACCTGCTAGATGATAAGCCAGAGTTTATAGAATTTCCACAGGCTACGCTAGATAAACTTAATACTAACTTGGAACAAAATCCAAAAGCACAAGAGTATTTTCTTTCAAGAAAGATTACACAAGAAGCTGGTCGTTATTTTAATCTAGGTTACTCAGATACTCAGAATATGGTTACAGTACCGCTACATTCTCCTGATGGGTTGCCTGTAGGTATTATTGGAAGATCAATTGAAGGCAAAGCATTTAAGAATAGCCCCAACCTTCCACGTAATAAAACCATGTTTAATATACATAGAGCCAAACGACAGGGTGGCACTATTATTGTTGTTGAGTCTAGTTTTGATGCAAT